ATCTAAAGGATCTCGGAAGAGATGTCCTGCGAAGCTCTGACAACGAAAGTTGTTCAGGGCTTTTTTTATTTGGAGGGGAAATGGTAAAAACGATAACCGAAGAAGAAGAAAAAATAAAATCATCGGATTCTGAAGAATCGGAAACTGCTTTAATAAGTAAAATGGAAAAGTTTAATCAAGAAGCAGAGGAAGGAAATGCCAGTTGGGTAGATAGGGCTATCAAAAATTATGACTTTTACTGTGGAAAACAATGGGACCCTGTAACTCTGGCCAAGTTAAAAAAGGAAAAAAGGCCTGCCCTTACCATTAACCACATCCTACCTACACTTAACCTTTTATCAGGGATGGAGAGAGAAAATAGAAATGATATCCACGTTCTCCCGAGAAAAGGTGGAAATCAAGTCGTTGCCGATGTCTTTACCGGACTATCCAAACACTCTATGGATCTGTCTAACGGTGAATTTGAGCAGTCAATGCAATTTTTGGATGGTGGGATAGGAGGGAAAGGATGGATAGGTTTAGATATCTCTACCGATAAAGACATCATTAACGGAGATATTACCATCAACAGGGCATCCTCATTTGATATAAGAGAAGACCCCAATGCTAAAACCTACGACTTGAATAAATCCGCGAAATATATCATTCGTTATTACTGGGGAGACAAACAACAGGCCTCCTTGCTCTATCCTAAAAAAGCAGAAGAGTTAGAAGGATATTTAGAAGATTATAGCAAAGGCGGTGGTAGAGATGTATTTGAAATTCCAGTAGCGAAACAGACGGATACCGATATGTTGAAACCTTCTACTTACCGCTACCGCATAAAAGAAACCTGGTGGAAGTCTTACAAACTACAATTATATTTAATTGATAAAAGCAATCTTCAGTTTATTCCTGTCCATAAATCCCAGGATGCAGTTTTAGAGGCACTTCTCACCAAAGACAGAGAATTAGCAGAAAAAGAGAGGAGGCCACTCCGTTATAACACGACTGAACGAGTCATCCCGGTTATGAACGTTACTACCACCCTCGGCGATATCGTTTTGGAAAATATTGAAGATCCCTTCAGCGGATTAACTTTATTCCCCTATATAAGATTTTGTCCTTATTGGTCTGATGGATATATCTTCGCGGTCGTGGATAATTTGATATCTCCTCAAGAAGAAGTCAATAAGACCTCCTCAGGGATTTTACATATATTGAATCGAACTGCTAATACCGGTTGGTTGAATAAAAAGATCGGTGGAGCAGTTAAAAGTGTATTAGAAACTTTAGGTTCAAAAGCAGGAATAGTAATTGAATACGTAGATGTAAAGCCTGAAAAGATAGAACCCAATCAATTACCTGCCGGACATTTTACTCACAAAATAGATTCTGTTCAAAATATCAGGGATATATCCGGTTTGAATACCGCCAGTATGGCAGCAGGAACTAAAGAAGAATCAGGTATAGCCATGTTAAGGAGACAGAGACAAGGTGCAGTTATATCGAATGTAATTTTTGACAACTACAAATATACTCAACAAATATTTGGAGAAACTCTCATAGAGTTTATCAGGCACACTAACGTTTATTCCCCACCTGAGATAGCCGAGATCTGTATTGAAGAAAAGATGAAGATAGATCCCCAACAGTTAGTCCAGGCAATCCGTTCATTCAGGATAGGACACTATGGGATCAAAGTTTCTTCAAGACCGTCTACTCCGACTATCCGTTTAGCTAATTTTGAAATGTTAGCTAGATTAGCAGAAATGGGTATGCCTATACCGATTGATATTTTATTGGATAGCATGGACATCCCTCGAAAAGAGGAGATGATAGAACGAGTCAAAGCCCAGCAACAGCAACAACAACAGATTGAGGCACAACAACAAGGAAAAGGGCAAGCACAAAAAGGGAGACCGAGTCCACCTAAAAGAGAAAGTATGGTAGGTAGGGCTGTTTAAATATTTCCCTAACCGCGGGGTGAAAAGCGGGAATAATAAACTCTGACCTCAGAGGTAAGAAAGGAGGGATTACTATGGATAAGGATACAGAAAAGGGGCAAGAAACTCTAGATGAAGGTAAAGAAAAAACCTATAGCGAAGCTGAACATAAAGGCGTAATTAGCGATTTACAGAAGGAAAGGCAAGATCGCCAGCAAAAGACTTTTGAACTTTCGCAGGCTCAAAGTAGATTAACAGCTCTTGAAAAAGAAAACAAAGAGTTAAGGGAAAAAGAAGAGACTGCGAAAACCAAAAAATCTGTCATTGTGGGCGAAGATGAAGATATCTTAACCAAAAAAGATGGTAGAGATATTGAATCGAAAGTCATGGATAGCATCAAAAAAGCACAAGAGGTAGTAAAAGCAGCAGATGAAAAAGTAAGACTAGAAACCAATTACCAAAAATCTTGTAATGCAGCAAGAATCAAATATGCAGACAGAAAAGATATAGGTTTGGACTTTGAAACAGTTCGTATAGCTGCTCTTGGGCGAGTTGGTGGTAGAAAATATAAAGAAATGGACATTTATACTTCTGACGACCCAGGTGAAGAACTTTATCAAGAAGGTCTAAAAGACCCCGAAATAAAGGCAAAACTCGAATTGGCCAAGAACGAAAAAATCCTTGATACCATGGGCGATCGTAAAGTAGACAAGAAGGGCTTAACTGGTGAATCGAAAAAATATGGCTTCCATTACTATACACCCGAACAAGTTGAAGTCATGAAACCGGAAGAAGCTCAGAAGGTACTTAAAGACATAGAGAAATCAATGGAAAAGTGGTAAAAATCCTAACTGCAAGGTAATGCAGGGAATACTTCACTCCGAAGGTAAAGGGAGGGCAAACATAATTTAAAAATTTAAGAAAGGAGTGAAATCAAATGTCTTTTAAAGACGCAATACCTGTAATTTTTGCGGCAACATTACTCGAGGAAATAAAAAACTTACTCGTATACGGTAAGATTGCTTTCAAAAAACACAGCGGAGAAATAAAGGAAAAAGGCGATAGGATAAAACTAAAAGGCTATGGTGGAGTAGATATTAATGATTACAATCCAGGTGATCCAACCTGGGACGCAGCACATACAACCGGCATTACTTACCAGGATGTTCAAGCTGCTGCCATGTTTTTGGATGTTGACCATGCGAAAGATTATGCCATAAAGCTACACGATATTACAGAATTACAAAGTGATCCTGCTGCTAGGGTACATTATGCCAAAGAAGCTGCCTATGGTTTAGTAAGAGAGGTAGACCTCTTTTTAGCTAGTTTATATACGCAGTCAGCTTTCGGGACTTACGTTTTGAAAAGTACTGGTATGACGACTGCACTTATAACCAGTTATATCGGCGAACTGTGGGACGCTTTGAGTGGTGTAAATATCGAGAAAAAGTGGCTTACTATACCACCTTGGGTTGCTTTGAAATTACTACTTGCCGGTGTTATTCAAGCTGACGACTTAAAGGGTGAACTTAAAAACGGGTTTATTGGCCGAGTATTACAGTTTGATATGTATATGTCAAACAATACCCCGGCTTTAACTCCGGCTACTGCTGGCCGTAAACGTAATATCATCACCGCCGGTTCTTACCAGGCAATCGCTTTTGTTGATCAGATGACCGAAGCTGAAACCCTTCGTTCACAGGGATATTTCGCTGACCTGGTACGTGGACTTCACGTCTGGGGTGGAAGAGTAGTCAAACCAAAAGAGTTGTTTTATCTTGATTTAGAATTTGCACCTGAGACCGCAATTTAGAGTTAATTGGATGAGGGGAGTTTATCTCCCCTCTTAAAAATTTAGGAAAGGAGAGAAAATTAAATGGCTTACGAAAAAACTGTAGCTACTAATACTACTTTGGATAGAGAAGTAATAAAAGTAATAGCAAATAAGGCTGCAACTGCTGCGGGTAAACTGGCAGCATTAACTGCCACTTTCGTTCATAACGCAGCAGCCGCTGACCATATAACTGGAACTGGACTTGAAGCATTTGTAGCAGATACAAAGATAAAAGTTGTCGGTTCAGTAAGCAATAATGGTATATATACTATTGCTGCCAAAACAACCAATGATCTTACTTTGATAGAAAGTGATGTTTTAGTTAGTGAGGGACCTACTGCCACCGTTTCAATATTGGGTATAGAAGAATTTGCAATTACACCAACTAAGAGAAACGAGCAAACAGTCATTGCCATACAGTATGTGACAACTGCCGGTTTGACTTTTAGTTTAGCGCCTGGTGCTTTTTGGGCTAGTGGTGTGGCTTTAACTGGAGCTGTAACAATAACATTGCTTAACTTGTTATTTGTAGAGACTGCTAAGTATTTGCAAGCTAATGGAACAATGGTATTAACCTTAATACCTGTAGTTAATAAGGATCTTATAACTGATTACGCTGCTAAAGTAGGGTTAATAGAATTACCATAGAAAAATAAGGGGAAAGGTTTTTGTCTTTCCCCTTATTTTAGAAGGGAGAAAATATGATAGAAAAGAATATGGTATTTTTCAGTAAAATTCCGAATATTGTAGTCAATAGCAAAAAGACGAAAAAGACAATAGCTCGGTTTGAAAATGGGAGATTTGAAACAGATGACCCGATTTTGATTGAAAAGTTAAAACCAAGTTTCAGGCACAGATTAAAAGCAAAAAATAAAAGAAGGGGGAAAACATTTGAAGAGATATACGGAAAGAAGAAAGCAAAGAAGATGAAATTAAAAATTAGTAAGACTTTAAGAGGAGTAGGGGAGAGTGAGATAAATGGATAATCAAACATTAATAGCTGCTGCTGCATTACAACTCAGAAGTCGTCCTGTTACGGAAACTGTAACTATAGCTGCTGGTGGAAGCATATCTACTGTATTAGATAAATCTCATCATAATCATATGGCTATATTTATACCCGCAAATTGGACTACTGCTCCGATAACATTTTTAGGTTGTGAAACCTATGATGGTACTTTCAACCAGGTAGTAAGTGCTACCGACGTATCGGAAGTTAATATACCAAACGTCGCCGCAAGTAAAGTTATTGTTTTAGATACGGAATTTCTTGAGGCAATGATTGCCATTCCGTTTGTTAAGTTAAGATCTGGTACTTTGATTACTCCTGTCAATCAAGGAGTAAATGTAAATATTAAAATTATTTTAAGGAGATGATAAAAAATGGCTGATCAAACTGTAGTTAGCGCTGCCGCGATAATCAATGCCTTCTTTGAGACATTGACTGCGAAGCCAAGCGCTTTAGATTCAATAAAAACGGGACAAGTTTATTTTGTAGAAGGAAATGCTGGAAATAATGTAAATGATGGTTCGGACTGGGAACACGCCTTTAAAACACTTGCCTATGCATTGGCTATTTCCCATGCCAGTATTAACAAAACTGCGGGTTGGGCTGCAAGGAATACAATCTTTTGTAAGGGTGATTATCTTGATGAGGATTTAACAAAACTTGCACAGAAGACCGATATTATTGGTGTAGGGTCTTGTGATGACCAACCACGCTGTAGATTAGTTGGAACCCATGTAATTCCTGATGCCACTGGTGGAATAGATTATATGGGATGCAGATTTTTTAATATGGACTTTAGGGATGATGGTGAATCTTCAAATTGGACAATTACCAATCAATCGGGTATAGAATTTCATAATTGTAGATTTGAACGTCAATCAAATGGAACTTATGGAATTACTGCGAATGCTTGTTGCAGAATGAAATTTATAAGTTGTGAATTTCTTCCCGATGCTCAAGGTGGCTTATTTACCACAGCGGCTATCTTACTTGATGGTGCTAACCGACCACATATTATAGACTGTATTATCTATGGAGTTATAGGAATATATATTACTTCTACAGCTGGGACTGTAGTTCCATTGATTAAAAATAATACTATCTATGCTACAGGTATTACCATTGATGATGACTCTGATTTGGCAATGATTGTAGGCAACAGACTGGTTAGTGCAGCTAATAAGGCTACTCTTGGAAACGTATTAGATTACAATGCTAAATTAGGTTGTGATAACATCCTTACTGGTAATGATGGAACTATACATTGTCCTGCTGAAACTGCTTAGAATTAAAAGGTTTTGCGGTTGTCCGATGATACAACCGCGATTCTTTTAAATGAGGTGAACAATAATGCCTAAAGATTTTGCAAAATGTGTGAGAGAAGGCGGAAGAGTACGGACTCTAACTCTCCCTGGTGGAAAGTATGTCCACATTTGTTATGACAAAAAGGGAAAATCACATCACGGTGAAGTAAAACAAAAGAAGGTTGAGAAGAAATGATAAAAAAATCAGAATTAATTTCTGTAGTCAACGAAACTTTAAATAGAAAATATGCTGTTAATGGAACAGAATTGGATGCAGAAATAACTTCTGCCCTAAAAGACCTGAGTAAGAGAGGAAATTTTTTAACCGAAGAAAGCACAAGAAAAACTATTAAAGATAGGCCTTATTATTCAATGCCTGACCATTATAAAGATCGCCTGTTGATAATGATTGACGATTATTACCCTCTTGGGTGGGAAACCTTTAAAAACTATCAGAACGAGCGTTCTTTGAGTCCTAATGATACAGGTCCTCCTGAAGTATTTAGCAAGATGAATAAATTTTATTACTTGAGACCCACTCCTGATTCGGCTGATTATACCATAAGGCAATTTTTTGCCTGTTATCATCCTGAAAAAATAACCGTAGATGAGGTAGACTATGATGCCTGTGATTATATACTTTTTAATGATATCTACCGTAAAGCAATAGAAGAAAGGTTAATTTGTTTGGTAGCACGTGGTTTGAGTCTATACGACATAGCTAAAGAACATAATGCTTATTATATTTTAGATGAAATACCAAGACTTTTGGATAATTTAGACGAAGATCCAGTTATTGCAGAATATCCTGATGATTAAGGAGTAAGTGATGGACAAAGAGAGATTTGGTATTTTTTCACCTGTGTCTGGAATACAAAAGAATATTCCCATTATTTTAGCGCTTACTCCCGATAATATAAATGTTTTACTTAAAGACGGAAAGATATTAAGACGAAGGATGAGGGAACCAACTTTACTTGATAATGATGGAGTAAAAGTACAGACTCCCGATGCTAACCCCATTATTCATTATCATCAATTCGTAAGACGTTCAGATGGAACAGAATATTTATTAGCCTTTACTAAAAGGCATATTTATCATTGGAACCCTGAAAGTAAAGCTTTTGATTTAAAATTCACCTGTTCTGATGATTGTGAAAATTGGGAAACAGCCAGCTATAACGATAAGGTCATAGCTACCAATAACGTAGATAAGGTCTTGGTTTGGGATACAACTGATGTCTTTGTAGCATTGGATGATGTCGATAATGGAATCGAATACAGTCGAGGGTATTCTCATGAAACAAATGTAGACGGAAATTCTGATGAAGGTCAACCTGTTTTATTAGTAGCCTCTACTTCTGGTTATGTTGCAGACGATAAAGTAATTATTGGTAGAGGAACGGAAAGAGAAGAAGAAGGCGTTGTAAATACTTTTGTTGAAAATGTTTCTATAACTTTTGATGACAATTTAATTTACGACCATACCGCAGATGCAAAAACTACCGTTGATGAAGATAGTAGTTCACTTCAAAAAGTCCTAAAAGTAGCTTCTACTGATGGATTTGCGGTAGACGAATTTGTAACTATTAATGCGGATGGGGACAGGGCAGAAACAAGAAAGATTTACACTATTCAGGAAGGAGTTTCTTTGACTTTCACAGTTGATTTATATTATACCCATACTCAAGCTCAAGGTGATGAGGTAGTAGGTAGTGCTGGGCAGGAAGATAAAGTAGAAGAATACACCAGTTATTATCTGACCAAAGCAAAACATTTAACAGTTTTTGAAAATTATCTTATCCTTGGTAACACCTATGAAAACGACATTTATCATTATCAAAGGGCAAGGTGGAACTCTATTGGAGAGGAAGCGAATTGGCTAACAGGGTCTAAGGGCAGTATGGAAGTTGGTCAATCGGATAAAATTACCGGATTCGGTCATTATCAAGGATTTCTAATTATATTTAAAGAGAATAGTCATTTTAAGGTATGGCTTGTAGGTTTACCTTATATCTTTAATAAAATGCAATTATCTACAGAAATTGGCTGCAAATGCAGTCATTCAATTATAAACGATAGTAAAGGGAGGCTCTATTTTTATTCTTCTGAGATGACTTTCAAAGAGATATCAGCAGGCACTATATCTGATGACATACAAACTGACATTATAGCTAAAATACAACCTGCTTATGTGGAATTGATTAAGAGTACGTTCTTAAATGAGACAGAAGAAATCATGTGGAGTATTCCCGTAGAAAGTGATTTAAACAATAAAGTAGTAAGTTTTAAAGAAGGCAAATGGCTAATTTTAGATTTGGCAATTCCTGCCTTCGGTGAGTTCAGGGAGATGTAATTTATGGCAAATGAATGGGTAAGTCCGACTGGTTATAATGACCCCAATGGTTCTTGGAGTGAGGAATCAAATGCTTATGATGGTTCTATTTTAACAGTAGCTTTATCAGTTGTTCCTGCAAGAAGTTGGAGTAATTATATAGAACTGACTATTAATTCTATATTTTGTTCTAAGATTAGATTCTATGCTAAATATGATGGGACAGAGGCAATCAATAGTATCGATTTAGATGTTTTTAAAAATGGTTCATGGCATGATGTCTACCAAGGTTCTTTTTTGAATCGTGTGTGGGTAGAGAAAACAAATGAACTAGACCCTTCGTATGTTACAAAAATGAGAATTAGGTTTTACAATAACAGGTCAGAGGGTGCCTGGGCAGCTTTACATGAAGTACAATTTTATCAGGTAGTTGGGATACCCATAGTAACCACTAATACTGCAACTGCTGTCGGAGGTGGTAAAGCTACTCTAAACGGAAACATAACTGACACAGGTGGAGCAGTCTGCACCACAAGAGGTTTTAAATATAATGAAGCAGGTGGAGCAGAACAGGATATTAGTGAATCAGGCTCTTTCTCAACAGGGACTTACAGTAAAAATTTGACAGGTTTAGACCCTACTAAAAAATATTACTTCAAGGCTTATGCCACTAATTCAGCGGGGACAGGTGAAGGAGATTGTGTAAGTTTCGGGGAAAGTATCGTTATCCCCACAGTAACCACAAGTGCAGCGACTTTAATTGACCACGAAAAGGCTACCTTAAATGGTAACATAACCGCAACAGGCGGACAAAACCCCACTGAGAGAGGCTTTGAATGGAAAATAGGTACAGGTGGAACTGTATCTAAACTCAAAGAAACTGGTAGTTTTGGTATCGGTGCTTATTCACTTATATTAAATAATCTTAACCCCAATGTAACTTACTACTTTAGAGCTTACGCCATAAATAGTGCTGGAATTGGTTATGGTGGTGATATTTCGCTAAACAGTTTTACTACTGGTTATACTAATCCGATAGTAAAAACTCATAATGCCACCTATGAATTAACTACTCAAGTTACTGGGAATGGGGAGATAATATCTACAGGTGGTAAAGATTGTGATGAGAGAGGTTTCGAGTATGGACTCTCAAAAG